CGCTGCGGGAGCCGCCCCCCGCCCCGCCGGGCGCGGTGCCCCGAGCGGGGCGCACGGGAAGCCCACCGACCATCCTCCGGGGCGTGCGCACCGGGAAGGGCCCCGGCAGCCAGTCCGCCGCCTACCTGCTGGAGGTGGCCCGCGTCCGCGTCTCCGTGAAGGCCGAGAAGCGCCAGGGCAGCAACGGCCACGCGACGGTCGACCTCGCGCTGGACGGCGGCGAGGCCCTCACCCCGGAGACCATCGCCCTCTCCTGCAAGGGCTGGGCCCGGTCCACCGTGCGCGACGGCCTGCGCCGCCTGGTGGACGACGGCCAGCTCGAGCGCACCTCCCCCGGCACCTTCCGGCTGACCGAGGCCGGGCTGGCCGCCGGCCTCGTCCGGGACGCGCCCCTCCCCCTGCTGGAGCCCCCGGAGTGACCCTTCTGCTCCCCGGCCGCCCCGTCCGCTGCCCGCGCTGCCTCCTCGGCGGCGTGGTCGTCCACGAGGTGGAGTGGCGCGACGGCCCCTTCTGGCGCCGCAGCGTCTGGGTGGACGAGCCCCTGCGGTGTACGGAACGGTGTACGCTGAGCGGCGAGGCCGTGGTCAGGTTGCTGCTCGCCGTCGCCGGGGGCGAAGCCCCCCAAGACACCCAGCCCGCGTACCAGCTGCCCCTGCTGCCGGAGGAGGGGGGGGAGGTGGCCGCGTGACCACCGGACTGGCCTGGCTGGACGACTACGACGCCTACGTGGCCGACTGGGCCGGCGTCCCGGCCCGGACGCGTAACGCCTTCACGCGGTGGTGGCACCGGGCGTTCGGTCTGCGTCCCGACCCGTGGTACCCGCCGTTCGCCGTCGCGGCGGCCCTCCCGGAGCCGACCCTGCGGCGCATCCGCTGCATCGGGACGCGGGGCGCCCGCGCCATCCGCGAGCGGGCGGCCCGTCGGGAGCTGGCCGCGTGACCGCCGCCGCGCCCGCCGACGCCGCCACCTGGCTGCTCGCCCAGGTCACCGAGGCCGAGCTGCAGGCGTTCGTCGTGCGCACCGCCAGGATGCTCGGCTGGCTTGTGCATCATGAGAAGTACAGCATCGGATCGGATAGCGGCTACCCGGATTTGACGCTCATTAGCCCGGACAACCAGCGCGCGGTCTGGATGGAGCTGAAACGGGAGGGGCGCTGGCCCACCCGCACCCGGGCCGTCAACGGCCGCCGGCGGGTCGGCCAGACCATCTGGCTGGAGGCCCTCACCGAGGCCGGGCAGGAGGTCTACCTCGTGTGGCCCTCGTCGCGGCAGGAGGTGGTGGAGCTGCTGCAGGTGGGCCCCCGCGAGGACATGCTCTGCCGCCGCCGCCTGCGAGACTTCCTGCGCGCCGAGGCGCGCCGAGAGGCGGAGGGCGCATGACGCCTGGTAACAGAGGGGTATCAGGCCGCTTCCTCCCAGGAGTGAGTGGCAACCTGTCCGGAAGACCAAAAGGGTTCGCCGCCCTCATCCGGGAGGAGACCCGGGAGGGCGCCGAGCTGGTGGCCTACATGCTCGCCGTCCTGCGCCACCCCAAGCAGCCCACCGCCCTGCGCATGGCCGCCGCGCAGTGGCTGGCCGACCGCGGCTTCGGCAAGGCGGTGGCGGTGCTCGAGGCCGACATCACCGTCGACGCCCAGGTGACCCACCGCGAGCTGCTCCGCGCCCACGTCGAGGAGGCCGACGTCGAGCGGCTCACCCGCGCCCTGCTGGGGAGCGATGAGGAACGCAGTTGACAAACGCGACCGCGCCGCCGCCCGTCTCTGGCGGGCATGCTCCACCGACCGGGGAATATACCGCAGGTGAGCCAGCCTGGGATGCGGTGGCCCTCGAGCTCGCCCGGCGCCGCCCCGAAGCGTATGCCTTCGTCGCGCACGGACTGCGCCCTGCGCCCCACCACCGCCACTGGCTCGAGCAGGTGCGGCGCGCGGTGGAGACCCCCGGCGGTCGCCTGCTGGTGGTGGCCCCGCCCGGCGCCGCCAAGTCCACCTACCTCTCCTTCGTCCTCCCGTTGTGGTATCTCGGCCGGCACCCCTCCCGGGCCGTGCTGGCCGTCACCTCAAGCGACACGATGGCCAGGCAGTTCCACGGCACGGTCGCCCTCGGCTTGAGCGCCACGCCGGCGCACGCCCTGGTGTTCCCCGAGGAGGACGCCCGGGCCGACCCCGAGCGGGGCTGGTCGACGGACGGCCTCTACCTCCGCGGGGTGCCCTCCGGGACGAAGGACCCCAGCTACCGCTGCAGCGGGTTCGGCGCCAGCGTGATCGGGTCCCGGGCCCACTGCCTCCTCCTGGACGACCCGGTGACCCAGGAGACCGCCACCTCCCCCGTGGAGATGCAGCGGGTGCGCCAGCTGCTGGACATGACCCTGCTGCCCCGGCTCCATCCGCAAGGCTCGGCCTTATGCATCACCACGCGGTGGGGTGAGGAGGACGTCGCCGCCCACCTCCTGAAGCAGGGCTGGGACCTGCTGCACACCCCCGCCCTGGGCGACTTCCCCTGGCTCGCCCCCGGGACGCCCCGGGACGCGGACGGGCACGGCTCCCTGTGGCCGGCCCAGTGGTCGCTGGAGTGGCTCCTCAACGAGCGCCGCCGGCTGGGCTCGGCCCAGTGGGGCACGGTCTGGATGGGCGACCCCGTCCCGGTGGGCGCCGGCGTCTTCCAAGCCGAGTGGTTCCGGCCCTACACCCGGGAGCTGGCCCAGGCCCTGCAGCCCCGCCTGACCGTGGTGGCCTACGTCGACCTGGCGTGGAGCCAGAAGCAGAGCGCGGACTACACCTGCGTCTGCGTGGTGGGCTACGACCCGGCCGACCCGGTGCGCACCCTCTACGTCCTCTCGTGGTTCCGCAAGCGGGTGGACGAGGCCGGGCTCGTGGAGGCCCTGGCCGAGTACCTCCTGCAGGTGCGGCCCCGCTACATCGGCGTCGAGGTGGGGGCGTACCGCCAGGCGGCGACCCTGACCCTGCGCGACCAGCTGCAGCAGACGCTCGGCGCCCGGCTGGCCACGGCGGTGGTGGCCGTGCCCGTCGCCACGGACAAGGTGACCCGGGCCCGGGCGCCCGCCGCGAAGGCCGAGGCCGGGCAGCTCTACATCGACACCGGGCACCCGCTGTGGCCCGCGGTGGAGCGGGAGCTGCTCGGGTTCCCGCTGGTAAAAAACGATGACACGGTCGATGCGTTGTCCGGGGCGACGACGCTGGCTCTGGAGGCGTCCCAGGTGGCGCAGGAGGGCCGGGGGATGACGCGGCCCATCCGGGCCCGCTTCGGATGATCCACGCCGATGCCCTGCAGGCCGCGCGCCTGCCGGCCACGGGCCGCGTTGCGGTGAACGGCGCCCTCGGGTTACCCCCGGCGGGTGAGGTCCGCCTGAGGACGTATGGTCAGGGGCAGATGCGGGGGGACGTCACCCTCCGCTTCTTCACCGCCGGCGGGGTGGTCGACGTCGTGCTCCCCGAGCCGGCCTTCGAGGACAGCGACTTCGACCTCTGGCCGTGGGTGCTCGAGCGCCTGCGGGAGCGAGGACGGCGCGGGCTGACCTAGCGAGGCCGCCGGGCCGGCGGCGCCGCGGTGGGGACGGGCACCCCGGGCGGGGTGAGGGTGACGACCAGGCCCCAGCGCCGGCCGTCCTGCCGCTCCCGGATGCGCCAGCCGCAGCCGGCCAGGTCGGCCAGCTGGGCCCGCCACGCGGCCAGCTGCGCGTCCCCGGCCAGGGCGACGACCTCGTACCCGAGGAAGACGGCCAACGGCGCCCGGGGGCCGTCCGGCGGGGCCCACGCGGGCCAGGGCACGCCCCCGAGGAGGCGCGCCGCGTCCGAGACCGCCACCGAGATCACCGGCCCCCGCATGCCCCGTCCGCGTAGCGTACCGCCGGACCCCTAGGAGGGGGCTTCGTCGGCCGTGTAAGATGGGCGCAGTCCGGCGTGCGTGCAGGCGCGTCTCCTCCGCCGTGTGCAGGAGACCCCGCTTTTGGCAGAGCGCCGCCGCGAGCCGCGTCCCTCGAGCCGCTTCACGCCCCTGACCAGCGAGGCCGACCTCCGCCGCGGGGAGGAGGCCTCCGAGCTGCTCACCCAGCTGCGCTGGGACTTCGAGCAGCGGGACAAGCTCTACGAGCGCACCGACGACGTGCTCTGGAGCCGCTACCCGCTCAACGTCCCGGACAACTACCGCACCACGTCCACCGAGGTGCGGTCGCCCCTGGCGCACAACATCGTGTCGACGATCAGCGCGGCCCTGACCGTCAACCCGCCGTCCGTGAACTTCGAGCCGCTGGGCTCGAGCCAGAGCGCGCAGAGCAACGCCGAGCTGCGGGAGCACGCCCTCGAGGCCACCTGGACGCGCCAGGAGCAGGAGTCCAAGCGGCAGCTGCTGCGGCTGTTCATCTACTCCCTCATCAGCAAGGGGGAGGGGGTGCTCAAGACGGTGGAGCGCACCTCCCGCTGGCGGGGCTACACCCAGATGAGCAACCGCCTCCGCGAGGAGCTCGCCGGGGACGCCACCCTCTCGGAGGAGGAGCGCCGCCGCGCGCACGACCAGGGCACCGAGCGGTTCAAGCAGGGCGAGCCCTACCCCATCACGTCGACGGACGTGCCCCCGGAGTGCTTCTACTACTGGCGCACGCTGGACGGCGACCGCTACAACGCCGAGGTCTCCGACGTCCCCTACCTCGAGGTGCTCGACCGCTTCGGGGCCGGCCTCTCCTCTGCGGGCGACGTGGTGGCCGAGGAGGGCATGGGCCTGCCCCGCTCCGAGTGGTCGCGGGTGATGTCCGGCACCTCGACGATCACCGTGGCCGAGCTGTGGGACTACCGCTCCTGCCGCACCCTCCTGCTGGGGCCGGGCCAGGGCTCGGCCCGTTCCGGGGCCGGCGCGGGCTTCGGCCGGGGCACCCTGGTCAAGCACTACCGCCACCGCTACGGCGACCCCTACCTCAAGACCCTGCGGGGCCCCTACTTCCACGCCCTGGGCATCACCACCGCCTCGAGGCTGCCGGAGCGGGCCGGCCTCTCCGTCTTGTACCCCTTCCTCTCGCTCTTCCCGGCCCTGGACAGCTACCTCACCATCCAGAGCAACGCGGCGTACCTGACGGGCTTCCCCGCGTTCAAGCGCAACCAGCCCCCGGGGGCCTCCCTGGCCTCCACCCTGGGGGGCCTCTCACCGCAGACCAGCCCCTTTGGGAGGGACGGCTCGGAGGCGGACGCCCTGGCCGCCGTGAGCCGGATCGAGCCCGGCGCCATCTACCCGTGGGACATCAGCGCGGTGGAGATGCCCCGCGCCGGGGTGGACATCGACAAGGTGATCACCTCGATCCGCGGCTTCCTCGAGCTGGCCCTCCCCTCGTCGGTGCAGGGCATCGTGGGCGGGGACACCAGCGGGTACGCCCTCAACCAGGCGGCGCACCTGGCCCGCCTCGCCTGGGACCCGATCGTGGCCAACGCGGAGGTCGCGCTTTCCGAGCGCACCGGCTTCGAGAGCTGGCTGATCGAGCACTGCATCGGGGAGAAGGTGTACGCCTGGGGCCAGAAGGCCACCGGCCGCGGGCCGTCCCGGGGAGCGGGCGCGCCGGGTGGCCCCTCCGGGTGGGTGGGCATCGGTCCCGAGGAGCTCAAGGGCTCGCACCGCTACACGGTCAAGCTGGACCCCGAGACGCCCAGCAACAAGGCCCTCGAGATCCGGTCGCACGTGGAGATGATGCAGGCCGGCCTGGAGACGACCGCCATGGCCATCGAGGCCCTGGGGGGCGACCCGGGCGAGGTGGAGCGCGGCCTCATCGTCGAAAACGCGAAGCGAAGCGACTTTATCCAGAAGATGCTGATGCAGCGCATCCAGCAGCGGTTGGGCATGGGCGAGGAGCAGGCCCTGCAGTCGATCGGCGCCGGACCGGACGGGATGCCGGCCGGGGCCATGCCCCCAGGGATGCCTCCGGGGATGGCTCCCCCAGGGATGCCTCCGCCCGGGCTGGGCGCACTCCCAGGCATGGGGGGCGAGCCCGGACTGGGCCCCGGGGTGCTGGGGCCCTCCGGCCCCGGCGGCGGCCTCCCGGGGATGGTGCAGGCGCCCGGCAACGGGATGCCCCTCATGCAGCCGGGGCAGGGCCAGGCCATACCAGGGGGCTTACCGAGCTCGCCCCCCGGTTCGCCGGTCATCCCCGGGCCCCCCAACGGCCGGCCCCCGATGCCGGGGAGGCCGGGTTAGGTGGACGGCTACGGGCCGCCGCCGGCTGCGCCTCCCGCCCCACCGGAGCCCGACCAGGGCCCCGCCGCGAACGACTACCGCCCCCAGCGCCTCCGGGATCAGCAGGTGCTGGCCGGCAAGCGGCTGCCCGACATCCTGCCGACGCCCGACCCGGGGTCGATGGAGTCCATCGCGGACGAGCTCGCGCAATGGGTGGCCACCACGGGCGACGCCGTGGCGGCGCGCATCATGGCCTCGGACACCGCCCCCTTCGCAGCCAAAGCCACGGAGCAGCAGCAGGCGGAGTTCTACGCCCTGACCCTCTTCATGGAGGACGGCGCCCCGAACACCCAGGCCTGGCAGTCGACCTTCCAGCGGACGGGCGCGTACGGGCTGGTGGAGGCCGTCCGGGGCGCTGAGCAGTGGCGGAAGGCGCAGGGGCTCCCGACGCAGCTCCCGCCCGCCCAGGGCCAACCCGGCGCCGAGCACGGCCTGGCGCTCGCGGCCGCCGCCGCCCCGGCCGCCCCCGCGCCGATGGGGCAGGCCGGTGGCGCTGGCCCCGCGACGCCCCCCGCGTTGGGGCCGGTGCCGCCGGCCGTGCCACCCGCGCCGCCACCAGGCCCGCCCATGCCGGCTCCCGCCGCACCGCCCGCCCTGGGAGGGCTGTAGACCATGACGAACCAGACGTACACCAACTACAACCTCAACACGAGTACCCCCGGCAGCTACTACCTCTACCCCGGCACCCCCAGCCCGGCGTGGTGGAACGCCCCCACCAACCCCTACAGCGCGATGGCCGGCACGTCCGAGCAGGGCTATGGCTGGGGCGTTCCCTCGTTCGGGGCCCAGCCGATCCAGATCGACCCCTCGTACCTGCAGTACCTCTCGACGCAGGCGACGGGGGAGCGCGGCGGCTACATCCCCGGCAGCGGCACCTTCAATCAGTGGGACCTCTCCAAGCCCGGGCTCGTGGGCACCGTCGGCGGGGTACCCAACCAGAACCTCCGGTACGGACAGGGGGGTACCGGCGACCCCACCACAGGGAGGGAGCCCCAGACCCCCGACGAGTGGCTGAACGGGCCCAAGGCCTTCTCGTGGGAGGGCAACATGGGCCAGACCGCCGCCACCCGGGGGTTGGACTACATCGCGAACCTCTTCGGGCGCCCCGACGCCGGCACGTCCGGGATCTCCACCGCGGCGTGGAGCGCCCCCGCCGCCTACTGGCAAGGGCTGGCCCAGGCCGTCCAGGCCGGCACGGTCAAGGCCTCCGCGTTCGGGCTCAAGGCCCTGGCCTCGAAGGGGTTCAACGTGCAGCCCCCCGGCGGCGCCGTCGACCTCGGCGGCGGGACGGGCGGTACCGGGGGCACGGGGGGTACCGGGTCGACCCAGAACGCGCTGGCCAGCATCGCCGCGAGCCAGGCGGCCGACCAGGCCGCGCGCCTGGCCTACACGTCGTGGAGTATGCGCACGGGCGACGAAAAACTGGCGATGGAGAAGGCGCAGGCCGAGTGGACGCGCGTCTTCCAGGAGAAGCAAGCCGAGACCGCCGCGCTCGGCACGTACAACGGCCAAGACACGTTAGCCAAGCTCAATCAGGAATTTTCTCAGCGGATGCAGCAGTCGCAGCTCGAGCTCTCCCGCGCCGGCCTGCTCGGGACGCTCGAGGGGCAGAAGACGCTGGCGGCCCTGAACCAGGAGTACCAGCAACGGGTGCAGGCGGCCGGACTCAGCGGGCAATGGGATGGCCAGGACACCATGGCCTACCAGCAGCAGAAGTTCGCCCAGGACCTGGCCAACCGGCAGCTCGCCGCGAGTCAGCAGCAGAACCAGGCCGGGAACGCCCTGGCCCTGTTAGCCCAGCAGAGCGCGCTGCAGGGGCCGCGCGATTACTGGAAGTACCAGGCCCTCAATGCCAATACCCCCGGCGGGCTCCAACAGATGCTCGCCGGCTTCGCGGGGCAGTACGGCTTCGCCGGCAGCGGCGCGCAGGGCACGCCCGGGCCGGCGACGCTGCAGAGTCGTACCCAGGACCTGTTGAGCGGCGGGCAGCTGGGGAGCGGCGGGCAGCAGCAGACGGCGCAGCCCGCGGCCGGGGGTACCCCGCAGCAGAACGGATTCGCCCTTCCCGCACCGAACCAAATAAATCTGAGGAACTACGCCGCCGCGTCGCCGAGCCAACAGCAAATGCTTCTAGGCGGGTACGAGGCAGCTGGTTACTACGGTCCGGATGTCGAAAAGCAGATCGCGATGTCCGCGCCGCGCTACACCGGCCCAGCGACTACCCAGGTCTCGTTCGGATAGGTCAGAGGACGTGGCGCCGACGCTTCCCGGTCACAATCTGCCAGACGGCCTGCGTGGTGGTGTCGTAGGCGCGGGCGATCACGGCGCAGCGTACGCCCTCGGCGTACAGGCGCTTCCACGCCCGCACGGTGGCGTCGTGGTAGCGGGTCTGCGAGTCGGCGTCGCCGACCGTCTGCGCGCGCATCGTGACGGGGGGCGCGACTCGACCGGCCCGGCGGCGGCGACCGCTAATGGCGTCGTAGACGGTCGACCGAGACGCGCCGACATCCGCAGCGATAGCGTGCCCGGTCTCGCCGGCGGCGTAGCGTGCTCCCCAGGAGGCGATGTCGGCGGCCGACCACTCGCAATTGGGGTGCGCCTCCCCGGTGCGGCGCGTGATCAGTCCCGTCGCTTGGGCGTGCTGCGCTTGCTGGTCGGGTGTGGCGTATTCAAGGTTGACCAGCCGGTTGTCGGTCTTGACCCCGTTCAAGTGGTTGACCGAGTGCCCCTCCGGGCACGGGCTGACGAACGCGGCCATTACCACCCGGTGGACGCGCACGGTCTGCTTCCGTACCCCCAGCGTCAGGTGATGCGAGACGTACCCCAGGCGCAGCGCGTTTCCGCTGAGGATGTGCCCAACCGGCCAGCGTCCGGTGCGGTGCGCGCCGACCCGCTTGAGGCGCCCGAGGTCGCTGACCTCGTACACGCCCTCCCACCCGACCACGGGCAACCAGCGTTCGGTAGAGTCGTCCTGCGCCATGGAGCTAGTCCTCCTGGTGAAGTGGGCGGTGGGGGGCTCGTTACCCCCCGCCGCCTGCGCCTCAATGGTACCCGTCCCAGGTTGCGGAGGGGTTGCTGATGCCCCTCCCGCCAATACCCGGAACCGAGTGGCTGCGCTTCCGGGCCGACCGCTGGCGCAAGGAGCAGCAGGCCCAGCTCGACCAGCTGCGGGAGACCGCCTCCGCCTGGGACCTCCACGCGCAGTCGGCCGTCCACGGCATCGGGGACACCTTCTCCGGGCTAGGTACCGCCGTCCAGTCGGGGCTGGAGGCCCTGCCCGACCTCCCGCCGCCCGCCCCGCCGATGCCGTTCCCCGAGCTGCCGGAGCCGGAGCCCCAGCCGGCGTCGTTCGCGCAGCCCCCCAGCGGGCTGCAAGGGCTCACGGGGGGCATCGGGGACGCCTTCTCCGGGTTGGGCACGGGCATCCAGGCGGGGGTGCAGGGCGCCCGGGAGCAGGCCCAGTCCACGGCGCAGGACTGGGCCTCGGGCGCGCAGGCCGCCGTCGACTCCATCGGCAGCGGGTTCGGTGCGCTGGCCCAGCCGGAGACCTACGGCCGCGCCGCGGCGATTGCCCCCCTCCCCCCGGGGTTGGAAGGCATCCGCCCCGGGCTGCGGGCCGCCACCCAGACCGCGGCGCAAGCGGTCGACACCCTGGTGACGGACCCCGAGGCGGTGGCCGCCGCCGCCCGCACGGTGAACCGCTTGACGCCCACCGGCATGATCGGCTCCCTGGCGGGCCAGATCCAGGACCAGACGACGCCCCGGCAGCTCGGCCGCGAGGTGGTCCAAGGGCTGCCCGCCCTGGGCGCCCTGGGCACCCTGGCCCCCACGCCCGGGGCCATCGCGGGCAACGTGCTGGGCAGCGTGGCCGAGCAGGGCGCGCTCGGCCTGGGCCTCCCCGAGGGCGTGGCCGGCGGGGTGGGCTTCCTGGCCGACGTGCTCACCCCCGACCCGGGCACCGCGGGCCGCGTCGCCGCGCGCGCCCCCGGGGTCCTCTCCGGGCTGGACGAGCTCGCCGCCGGGGCCCCCCGGTTCGGGGAGCGCGTCGGGGGGGCCCTGACCGGCACCCTGGACACGGCCGGCGCCGCGCTCGACGACGCGGTGCTGGGCATCCGCCGCGGGCAGCGGGGCCTCCGCGCCGCCCGGCTCTCGCCGGAGCAGGCGGCCCAGCGGGCGGCCGACGGCGCGGCCGAGCAACGCATCTTCGACGCCATCCAGCGGCTGTGGCGCCAGGGCCCGGAGGGCGAGGCCCTGGCCGACGACCTGCGCTTCCTCGCCGTGGGCAAGGGCGAGGAGGGCGAAACCGCCGCCCGGGCGCTGCTCGCCCGCAAGGGCCTGGGCGAGCTCTTACCGCCCGGGGTGATCCCTGACGCCACTGGGCCCGCGGAGGGCCTCCTGGGGGCCGCCACGCGCGCCACGGACCCGTTTATGGCCCGGGGCGCCCTCACCGGCGGCGAGCGGGCCTTCGATATCGGGGCGGGCACCGCCGGCGGGGTGCTGGGCGCGGCCACGGCCGACGAGGACGCGACGTGGCAGGAGCGGGCCGGCCGGGGCGTGCTGGGCGCCTCCCTCGGCGCCCTGGGGGGCGCCAACGCCCGGCAGCTGGCGAGGCGCCTGGGCGCGGGGGCGCTGGACGGGGACGTGCTGGGCGCGGCGGCGGGCCGGGCGCCGGCGGCGGAGGGGGGCACCCTCGGCCGCGCCGGACGGGTGGCCTCCGACGTCTCGCAGGCCATGGGCAGCTTGCCCCTGCTGTCGGTGCCCGGGCTCGCCGCGAACTTCTCCGGCGGGGCGCTGCGCACCATCGAGCGGGTGCTGGGCGAGGGTTTCGCGGGGCGCCCCATCGACGCCCTCACCGACCTGGGGGGTGTCCTGAAGGAGATCCCCGGCGCGCTGCGGCGCGTCCCCGAGGCCGTCCGGCGGGGTCCCACCGCCGACGCGCCGGGGGCCGGGGCGGGCCCGTCGCTTGACCCGGGCGACCTGTTCTCCCGCGGCGGGCGGCTGCCGTTCCTGGCGACCGCGGGCACCCGGCTGAACGCGGCCACGGATCAGTTCTGGCGCGACCTGAACGAGGCCGGGGCCCTGGGCGTGGCCGCGCGCCGGGGGATGTCCTCGGAGCAGGCCGCCGAGCACGTCGCGGCGGCCGGGGACTTCGCCACCTTCGGGGGGCCGAACAGCCCGGTCGCCCGGGGGCTCACGGCGGCGCGGGCGAAGCTCAACGACCCCACCGCCTCGCCCGCGGAGAAGGCCACCGGCTTCGCGGTGCAGGCCTTCGCGCCCTACGTGATGATGCCCGAGCGGCTGCTGCGCGCCGCGGTGGAAACCGTCTTCCCGCTGGCACCGGGGCACGTGTCCGCCCTGGTGCAGGGCGTCCGCCGGGGCGACCCGGACGCGGTGCGCCAGGCGGGGGGGCGGATGGTGCTCTCCGGCGTGGTGGGCACCGCCCTGTGGAAGGCGGCCGAGCAGGGCGCGCTCACCGGACCGGCGCCCGCCGACCAGAAGGAGCGGCTGCGCCGGGAGGCCCTGGGCGAGCAGTGGGACACCATCGAGCTCCCCGGCGGCGTGCGCGCCCCCCTGCGGTACTTCGGGGCCTTCGGGCAGTCCGCCTCCGCCATCGCGCAGATCCAGGACGCCGTCGCCAGCGGGCAGGCCAAGGGCGACGACCTCCCCAAGCACCTGGGGACCATCGCCAACGAGGCCCTGAAGTGGACGCTGGACGAGAGCTACGTCCGGGACTTCGGGCGGTTCCTGCGCGACGTGCAGTCCGGCCGGGGCGCGCAGTCCATCGCCGGCACCATCGGGTCCGCCCCCGGGCGATTGGTGGCCCCCGTCGCCGGGCTCGCCTCGGCGGCCGACCCCTACGAGCGGGAGACCACCGAGACGCCCTTGGGCGGGGTCGTGGGCAACATCGCCTCCCGCTCCGGCCTGCGGATGGCCCTCCCCGAGCGCATCGACCCCACCACGGGGGAGGCGCAGCGCCGCGCGGGCAACCTCGTCACCCGCTACCTGGGCGAGCGCGGCGCCGAGGAGACCCCCGAGAACGCCGAGCTGGCCCGCCACGGGCTGTCCCCCAGGACGATCCAGGACGGGAAGTACGCGGGCGAGGCGCAGACCGTCGACGCCGTCCGCAAGTTGCGCCAGGCGTACGGCGCCGAGACCGGGAAGGCCGTCCGGGACGTCCAGAAGACCCCCGCCTACCAGAAGGCCAGCGACCCGGAGAAGAAGAAGCTCCTCGAGAAGGCCCTGCGGGATGCGGACTTCGAGGCCGAGTTGCGCGTGGGCGACGGGGTCAAACGCTCAGCGAAGGCGCAGGCGGCCTGGGAGTACAGCGCAACGGCGAAATACGCGGGAGCGCCGAAGGACGGCGACGCCAACGCCATCCGGCGCTACAACCGCAGCGTGTCGCAGGCCCGCGCCGCGAAGGCCGAGGCCCGCAAGACCGACCCGAAGAACCCGGACAAGGCCGAGGCCGCGTGGGCCAGGGCCAACCCGGAGGAGGCGAAGCTGGCCCGCCGGACCTCCG